ATATTGGCTTTCATCGTCATACTGATACTTATTCCAGTCTGAGGTAATACCACCATCTGAGGCAATAGTATCCACGCCACCAATAGTTGATACGCCAATAGTGAACAGCGCAATGGTGCTGTTAAAACTCTTTTTCCAAGATACTTGAGTCGAGGCTACAATCTTTCGAGTGCTATCTCTCTCTTCTGCTGTCCAGCCTGTGGCTACTGCTTGCATTTAAGCCTCACTAAGTATTAGCGAAAAGCTGGAGATATAATCCTCACCGCCTACTGTGAAGCCCCTAGAGTCAAGATTGATATGAACATTTGTGCTAGAGATAGTATAGTTTGTCTCAGTTGATACCCAAGTCACTGCTGTACCTGTGGATAAGTAGGCCTGATATATTGTGTTGATAGTATCAAAGTCAGCTTTCTGTATATTCTGATAGCTTAATCTCCAGACTCGTTTGTTGTCGCCAAAGTAATCTCGGTTGATTGTACCTTGAAGAGTACGCTGTTGAGCGTATTGCGAGTTGTTGCTCTCATCTAGTGTATTTGGTGATTTGATATTCGTACCGTTAAGTGTGTAACTCATCTATGCTCCTATCATCTGACCGACAGTCTGGCCACGCTGACCAGCAATGTCTTTTAAGTCTTCAAACATTCTGGTGGCAGCTTCTCGGCGCTCAATAGCTGAGCCAGTCATCAGTCCGACATTTATATTTATTGTAGTACTACCTGATCCGCCAACGCTGGCTATCTTGTTGTTAGGTATAACATCAGCGCCTCTAGGCAGATTGACAAGCTCAGGGCCACGCTCGCCGACTATTGCCATACCACCTGAAAAGTTTGATGTACCAGCAGCAAAGCCAGGTATTCTAAGCGCCTTGCCTACTGCGTTGCCGGTGTTACCAATCGCACCAGATATTCTACCAGGTAAATCTTGAAAGAACCTAACTATACTGTTCACTGTATCTATACCCCACTGCACAGCATTTCTATTAAAGTCATTGAAGCCACCAGCGGCTCTATTCCACAAGCCACCAATTAGCGCTCCCATATTAGATACAAAGTTATACACAGCTTGCTGTGAGACTGCCCAAGCATTTTGCATTGAATTAAGTCCACCAATTAGCGCAGAGATAATCTGTATTGTGAACTTAATTGTCTGAATGAATATTAGCAGAGTAGCAACAATGTATACGCCTATAATAACGCCTAAGTCTTTCAGTGCTGGCACAATCCAATTCTTATTCTGATCCCAAAACTCTTTTAGCACCGGCAAGAGTTGTGTCTGTATTATGTTAAATAAATCCATAAGTGGTGGTTTTAGATATGTATTGTAGATATTGCCAATCATTTGCATTACTACACCCCAGCCGCCCATCTGTTCTGCCACATAGTTAGCAACAAAGCCAATTGCAGCTATCGCTGCGACTATAGCTAGGCCAATTAGTATTAGTGGCGCACCAATGGCTTCGACAATGCCAATTGCTATTGCTAGACCCCCAAGTGCTAATGATGCCAAGCCGACAGCAGCAGTCAATCCTACAATAGTCCTTACAAGCTCAGGGTTTTTTTCAATAAAACTTTGTATGCCAGCGACCAATGGTTTTAATTTTTCAACAAATGGTGTTAAGCCGTCAGCAATAACTCCACCAATTGATTCCATAACATCGTCAAGCGCATTGCGAGCAATATCGAGTTGACCTGCAAATGTCTTGCCAGCCGCTTCTGCACTACCACCAAACTCAGTTTGTAGTTCTTTGAGTATAATTGCTTGCGCGCCAGCCATATCGCCAGTGTCTTGCAATGATTTGACCAAGTCTTTTTGACTCTCAGTTAGTCTTACGCCGACTCTTTGAAGTGCAGTAGCGCCCAGTGTTGGGTCTTGCATAGCCTTGCCCACTTGTATTGCGGTAGATTTTAAGTCTGTACCCATAGCTGTAGCCATATCTAATACGGCTCTTGTAGTATCAGGGAATACATTTTTGCCAATGTTTGTGAAAGTAAGCAACATATTCTGAGCCGAGCCTATTTGCTCATCAGAGAATCGAGTAGTCTTTTGTAATGCGCTAGATAGTTTATTGACTTCATCAGCAGTAACTCCAGCAATGCCGGCAGTCGATTTGAGTACAGAATTAAGCTGTGCGCCTACTAATTGACTATCATTGAAAGAGTTGACGGCCATAACGCCAAAGGTTGTAATTGCACCACCTACGGCAGCAAGAGGTATACCAATACCGGCGATGCTTTTCCCAAAGTTAGCGAGTACGCTACTTGCTTTATCATCTGCCGTGATTACTGCTTTAATTTCTGCTGTTGCCATTATTCTTGTTTCCTTGCATCATCTTGTTTCTTACTTTGAATATAACTGTATATTTGTAAGTTAGTAAAGAAGTCTATTGCAGGTTCAGCCTCTAATTGTGCAGCCGATAAATGAAAGAGTTTTCTATAATGGTACTTTAGCAGTTCGAGTGGCGGTGGGCCATTGTGGAAGATAGAATCAACCAACCGCTCCCTTAGTTTGGGCTTTGGTCTTGTCCTGTGAGTGCTTTGAATACAGTTATCATTACTTGCATATCAAAGTCACCTAGTTCATCTTTGTTGACATCGAATAGTTCGTCTTTGTCATCTATAAACTTACCAGATACAAATAGACCAGCTAAGGTTTCAACAATAAAGCCAACAGCTTTTGACTCATCTTTGTTTTGTGTTGCCAAGCCCACATATTTTTCATAGTCTTTCATTGCTATCGTCTTAAACTCAAGATAGCAGTCTGCGTAATCTTTGCCAATAAAGTCCAAAGATATCTTTTTCTTAATTACTATTCTACTCATTGCTTTTTTCCTTTCGGTTATTAGTAACTTGCGCCAGCGTTGGTGTTGGTCAATATGCAAGTGCTGATTGATGCAAGTGCGTTGGCGCTGTCATAGTTACCCTTGAATTGTATTGTCTGTCCAACAATATCATCTAGGCTTCTGTCTTGTTCCCAAGCTGAGAAGTCTACTCGTGGGAATTGGAATTGTAGTTTTGAGTTAGTAGCTCGGTCAAATGTAATTTCCATCGCATTATAAGTACCGGCTAGCATTAGCTGTCTATAAGTATCATCAGTCTTATTGAGAGTAATTTCACCCTCTACTGTGTACTGGTGGTTCAAGATGGCTTCTGGCTCGACTGTGCCTAGTGCAAAGTCAAACTCTGAGTTGGCCATAATCTTAAGAGTTAGCTTTTTGACTGAGATTGCTGAAGCTGCGGCAAGTCCGGCAATGCTTGCTGCGGTCTTAAGTACTAAGTGCTGCTGTAAGAACTTATTGCCTAGAGTGGTATAGCTAGGAGTAAGTGTTGACCAGTCTCTTGATACGCGACTCTTAAATGAAGCCTTAGCTTTGACAATGCTTTCAGGCTCGACAGTTATTTCTAAGCCGTCAATCTGAGTGTAAGGGAATATTTTAGTTTGGTCTGGGTCTTGATATGCCAAGCTGATAGTTCTGTGAGTATTAGTGTTAGCTAGTGCAAAAGAGTGAGCGTAAGTAGGACCACCGCTTGTAGTTGGTGAAGCACCGATTAGTGAGGTTAGCATTACACCTAAGTTTAGGTCGTTCAGGTCAAACTCTAGGTCGCCCTCGCCAAACTTCTGTACTACTAGATTACTGTCACTGTCTTCAATTCGTCCTAGACCTTCCTCTTCTCTTGCTGTGGTGGTCTTGTCATCAAATGAAATACTATTGAAAGGCACATAGAATGTAGGTTGTACAATCGTGCCTGATGTTGCTTCTTTTGCTATGCCGACATTTCCCAGCCGACCGATAAACTTGCTCATATATTCTCCTTTATGCTTATATTATTATTTATGTTGATTGATTTCGTCAAGAACTAAGTCCTAGTATTGTAATCAGTTTGTATTCTTAAGGTTAGCTGAACAGCCTTAGCCTTGCCTGTTTGCATATCTACCTCACCCCAACTAGCGTCAGCAGCTTCAATAAATAGCACTGTGGTGTCACCGGCAGAGTAGATTGCATTCAGTTCGGTGATAAATGCCACTTTGTCCATTGCGTTAATAATCTCATCTGTGACAGTTGCCAGTGTAGTCTCGGCGTATTCTTCGCGATTGACACTACCGTCTTTAATAAAGTCCTCGCCCAGGGTTAATAGGCACATTACATTGTAAGCGTATATGCGCCTATTATCAGAGGTTGTTGCCACTGCACCCTGTAAGTCAGCAGTCTTAACCCAAACACACGGCCAGCCGCTTGGATTGAGCTCAGAATAGCCATACACAGCCTGTGTACTGCTCAATGCGTTAATTTTGCTCACTAATAAGTTTTTAATGTCTGTTGATACGCTCATACCATTCTCCCTATTTTATCTAATGCTGATTGAGTAGCGTCAGTGAAGAAGTCATCTATTTGATCAAGTGAAGCCTCTGCACCATCTTTTAAGAACGGCCGTGCTTTCATAAACCGAGTTCCGTCGTGGATAAATGTCGCATAATTTACGGTTGGCCCAACGGTTGCTTGCATTTTAAGTCCCCCACCTGATATTTCAAACATATAACTAGCTCTCAAGCGACCAGTCAGCACTGGAGTTAGTTTCATAGACTCACGCTGTACTAAAACAACTGATTTTATTAAAGCTTTTTTAAACTCTTCACCCATTATCGCTGGAGCTTTGCTAAATGCCGCACGAATCTGAGCTATATTTTTAATCTGTATTGTTATCTGTGCCATTAGTCTTGGCTCACTAAAGTTAATTCCTTGCTATCGACAATCCCGAAGCCCTCCCAACGAGATACGCCCTTGACCGAGTAGCGTTTTGCATTTTGGTCACTACTGTCGGCGACCTTGATTTCATCGCCTTCCTTTACATCTACACCGACATCAACATAGCCAATGTAAGTTTTACCGATAGCTTGATTTTCAAATTGTGTGCGCTCCAGACTTGCCGGTGTAATATCAGCAGGGTTGACTGTACCTGTGGCTGACATTGTAAAGCGGTTGGCTATACCTATCTGTCGGTTGCGGTATATCTGTATCTGGTGATTAGTAAAGAATAGCCCCACGCTACTTGTCCGCCAAGATTGGAATATCTGTATACCTTTGCAATGTATCGTCTAGGCCTAGCTGAGTCATTAGCGACTCGCCTTGAGTAGGCACAAAGTATTCTATATTCTTTGGCCCTTGTGATTTCTTTTTGACTCCAGTGCCAGAGGTAGAGTTTTCATACAGGTAGCTGGCTAGAGTAGCACAGGCTTCTGCTAGGTCGCTAGGTATAGTTGCAAAGCCGGCAGTGTAAGTAGCTCGGTATAAATTAAAGTATTGCAGAAACTCAAATCTGCCATCTATCACGCCAGCACTCATATCTGTAAAGTATAGGTCAGCAGTTACAGTAGTGAAATTATTATCATTAAGTGTAGTGTCTCTTTGCTGAAGAGTTGTGAAAGTTATTACTGGTCTATTTTTGAGTATCAGTTGATTTGTACCTGTACCGTCGTACTCTTCATCAGTATATACAGTTGAAATGAAGTGTTGACTGTTGTTCTTGCCACAATATGATTCAATCATATCAGTAGCCTGATTTATTTTGCGAATTATAAGATTATCGCCAGTAGTTGTGCCTGAGTCTATACCTAAACTCTCTTTGACATCAGCAAGAGTTGTTAATGCCCAAGAGTTAAGAGATGCCATAATCTACACTCGTCATATCTTTTGTCATTATTGCTATGCCTTTCTTGATTAGTTTAATAGCCTCTGGTTTGCTCAGGGTTACTATCTCGCCGATTTTATATTTGCCTGATTTGATAATCTTAATTCTCATAATGTACCCCCTCAAGCCCTCCCTAAAGAGAGCAAGAGCCAAAACACTACGCTATGGAGTACCCATACCTGTAACAGATCTGAATGGATTTGTAAGAGTTAGTTCAGCATCGACTCGTTTTTCAACGCGTACAAATGTCAAGTTTCGCTCAAACGCAGATTGGCTTGCAACAGTAGCTTCTGTTGAAGTATCAACCTGAATACCTTCTCGGTCAACAATTGTGTAATAACTGAAATCACCGAAGTACACAGTACCACCAGCAACATAGTTAGATTCATACACAGGTCTTCCAAGAATAGTAGGGAATGGAGAGCCAGTTACGCTACCAAGTAGGTACTGACCAGTTGTGTCTTTTAAGGCACGCACTTTTTCCATTGTTCCTGAGTTCATTACCCATACGGCCTTCTGTCTATAACCTTGTGGAAGTCTGAAATATGCAGCAATTAGATTGTCTGCACGACTTTCGTCAGTTACGCCAGCAACGTTTGTTGGAATGGTATAACTACTCATTCCGCTAGGTTGGCCTGAGCCTGAACCGGTCCAGAAAGCATTCTCTTCGCGTTCACTAATAGACTGTGCTGCAAGTTCAGCAACTTTGTTCACGATGTTACCATTGACACCTAAAACGGCGTCAGCGACTAATTCGTTAGAAAGTCCGATAATTGTAGCAAGACTATATGGTGTGAACACATTCTCGCCAAAGTCTACTGTTGAAGTAGTCTTGACAGCAGTTTCAGACCGAAAAGCGGCTTGAGGTCGGCTGGCAAGGTTTGGCAAGTGAAGGGTATCACTAGTAGTAGTCATCACAGATGCAATATTTCGCATAATAGATAAGTCACGGATATCCTCTACGAGCATATTTGCGTAATCATCTGGTACTAAAAATCCGCCTCTTGCGTTTGTACCTTCTACTAGAGTCTGAAGTTTCTGAACATCACCAGTTAGCCAAGCTTGCACAAAGTTAACAGTCTTTTGAGATACTTCAGTTACGCTTTTGCCAGCTATTTTACGGCTAGGCATTGCAACTTTAATATCTTCTAATTCTGCCACAGTCTTTTTACCGTATTTTGAATCTACGATATATTTCTGTGATGTAACTTCGATTTTGGCATCTTTGCTAACTTCTAAGCCACCGTTTAGTTTTGCAGTAAGTTCATCAATTGACTTAGATAGTCTTGATTCAGCCTGTTCTACAGCCTTGTCAGCAATAGATTTTGCAGCATCGTCAATAGCCTTTTCTTCGTCACGAACATCTTTCTCTACGCCAGCTGTAACAGCTTTGGCTTCTGAGAGTAGTTCATTAAGTTCTTTTTGCTCAACTTCGTTTAGCTCGTTTTTGTCTTGAAGTTCTTTAATTCGTCCCATTTTTTAATTCACCTTTCAAAGAGCTAATGATTTTATCACTAGCTAATTTGATTGTTTTTGCAGAGCGCAGTGTCTGTGTTGGTTGAGCTTTGTTGGTCAAGATTATATCAGCAGCTCGTGCTGATGCCTTCACCATACTCAATCGTTCAGTCACGATACGATCGCTTCGACCTTGTTGCGGATTTAGGTATTTAAGCCCATTCACCGCAGAGTCCAGCTTGACTTCCAAGTTGTCCATTTTTTGTTTCATCATTGTTACCTCTTGCACCATTGCAGCAGGAATACCGGTATTAGTGATAGTTTCATCAGAAAAGCCAGCGTCCTTAAGGCTTTTATAGCCTAGCATCATAGCCTGGGGGTTAGCTGGTACATTAACAACAGATATCTCAAGCAATTTCTGCTTGGTGTATCTATTGTCTTCGGCATCTATTGGTTGAAAGCCTACTGATAATGTTTTAAGTACACCATCATTAACCAGTTGTTTCACGGCTCGACCCATCTCGGTCACTTCTTGAAACATTATCTTTACCATCAGCTTAGCACTCTTGCCTGATCCTTCTACCCAAGTCTTGGTGGCATTGCCAATAGGAAGCAATGAATGGTCGTGACCCCATAGAATTACTGGGTTAGCTTTGAAGTCTTTCAAGTCCCAGCCTGCGACTTCTACTACTTCGCCCTGACGATCTACGGCTTCGGTTGAAGCAATGGCTGTGATTTCTTCGCCAGTCTTCTCAATTATTGCTTTGGTGTATCTTTTTTGGTTCATAATCCCTCTCTTATAGTATTATATAATAATAAATTAGCATAAGTCGTCAAGAACTTATCACTTTATGCTTGCCAGTTCTGCATCATCGGCAGCATCTTGTAGCACAAGTCCTTTTTGACCTGTCGTATA